CTAGACCACTATCAAGAATTCGTTATCATCGTTGCACTTGACTTGAAAATTGAGGGCTATTTTAATTTTGTATGATTTTAGAGAAACAACGCCCTTCACGGGTTCTGATGATAATCAGCACCCGGCAGAGGCGATGCTAATAGATGGACAGTACATTGAAGACTTGATTCCGGGTTATAGTACGCTGCAAGTCAGTGGCCGAGAACTACTAAGTCAGTCAATCGAAAAACAAACGATTGGCAAGTCAGATGGCGAGTTCATCCAGTATGCTCGTAACCCTTCTCGTGAGATTGTTGTCGGCTACAGGCTTTCAGCAGCGGACAATCTTTCGTTCCGACAAGCATTCTATAAGCTCAACAGCATCCTTCATGGCGATAGTCATCAAGTTTCTTTCAATGATGACCCATCGAAATATTGGCTTGCGACCTTATCGGATATTGACGATGTTCCTAAAGGCCGGAATGCGATCACTTCCTCATTTACTTTGTTTGTCCCCGATGGCATTGCGCACTCGGTAGCCACGCAGACGGCTGACAACATGCCATACAAGGACGTGCCGGTGAATTTGTTGACAGGGACAAGTAATCAGGAGACAAGTGCAACAGTTTATCCCAATCAGTGGAACGCCACGAGTCAAAACCCAAATATTTCAGTAACTCCGGGTCAAAAATTTGTATACACTATTTTTATAACAAATGATAATACTGTTGACTTGGCTGCCGGTGTTGATGCTGCTTCAGAAAAAACATGGAAAGCCGCGTATTGGGGAAACATTATCAAGGCTGGCACTTCTGGCTATTCATCTGTTACGTTCACGATTCCTTCGGGAGTTGATAACATTTCTGCCAATGCTGCAAAACTTTTGACACTAGTTCCTAGTTCAAAAACAACAGTTTACTGGAAGGAAGAAAAGCTTAATGTTGGCATCACAGCTTCTCCATGGTCACCTAACCCGGCTGATCCTGAATACTATTCCGACACCATCACAGTGCCTAATGCTGGGACCTATCCATCTGAACCAGTTATCACGGCTACTATCAACGGTGATGACGGCGTACTAACTGCTATTAATGATCAGGGCAGTGTGCTACAGTTCGGCTCTCCCGATGAGACTGATGGCTTTGTGAAGCAAAAGTCTGAACGCGTTTATCATCTCGATTTCAATCAGACACCGACAGGGGTAACGCTCAATAATGGGGTTACGGCTTTTCCTTACTATGAGCATGGCAATAATGCCAACGTACAGTCGGGACCGTTTGGCTATAAAGATGGTATTGCCTACCCGTCCACTGAACGAACGGCTGGTAACTTTTGGAACGGGCCTTCAATAAGCGGCACCATTCCGAAAAATTCGAATGGCTCTAACACGGCTAATTTTCAGTTTGTCAATGGTGTCAATGTTGGAACGAATGCCGCAGAAGTAGGCCGCTTCGAGTTCAATTTGACGTATCAAGGCAAGATTGTCGCTTCTCTTGCGCTGTTTGACGATAGTGCCTCTAATGACCAGTGGGTCTTCTCCGGCACAGTCTATGATGGCCGCCAAGCACAGATGATATTTTGGGACTTACTGCCACGCAATTACTATCGTGACGGCAACTACAATGCCGTTATCACAAAAATGGGTGATCAGTTAACCTTCCGTTTGGATCGCATTGATTTAGGTGATGGCGGCATTGAGACACGGACAATATCAGGCTTCTCTAGTGTGCCAATTGATGGCTGGACTGCTTGGTTCCCCGGATTCTCCGATCAACGTGGTTGGTCAATTAACTGGCAAGACAGCTACTTTGAGTGGATCAACGTTGATTACTGGGATGATATTCCTAACCGCTTCAAAGACGGGGACGTTGTGCAAATTGATGTTGCCAATCGACGTGTTCTTGTCAATGGTGCAGAAGATCGGACACTGCAAACAATCGGCAATGATTGGGGCGGGTTCAAGATTCAGCCCGGCAATAACACCATCGAATTGCTCACATCAAGCTGGGCAAAGCAGTGTAAGGCTGAAATATCTTGGCAGGAGGCATGGCTATGAAAGATTTTTATTTTGTGGATAGATCATGGCATCTGCTAGGGACTGCAACTGCTGGCGGTAGTGGCACAATCCACATTGTCGATGATACTGATGATCAGCTTATCTCAGCGGGTGCTCGCACCTATTCAGGAACCATTCTGTTCACCCCTGAACTATCTTCTAAGGTTCAAATGATGGCAGCACGTGGCAATTACATTTTGTATATGGATGAGCGAAATAAGGCAGTCTTTATGACAATTATGGAATCAAGTCATGATCCGCTTGCTGGTGAGGAGACATTCACTGCTGAAGATGCTGGTATTGATTTGATTAACGAGACCGTTGGCCCCTATAAAGCTCCACAAGCAATGGGCATCGCCGACTATATTAGCCTATTCACGAATGATTCAGGTTTTGAAATCGGTCTTAACGAGATCCCTAATTTGAAGCGAACGCTTGAATGGACTGGCGAGTCTGACACCACTTTAAATCGTATTCTATCTGTTGCGACTCAGTTTGATAATGCTGAACTGGACTTTAGCTTCGATGTGTCTGGCACAACGGTTGTGCGCCGCGTAATCAACATTCATAAGCGCATCGGTGCTGATAGGAATATCACGCTGTATGTGGATAAAGACATCAATAAGATTGTGACATCAGGCAGTATTTATGATCTCTATACGGCCGTCACACCGACAGGTGGTACGCCTGAAAGCAAAGATGGCGAGACCACTGATCAACAGCCAATCACACTTGAAGGTTATCAGTGGACAGATCCCGATGGTCGTTACGTATTAACAAAAGAGGGAGTTTTGCTAGATCCGGTAGCCAACCAAACATGGAGCAGACTTTTAGCTAAGGGTAGTGCACCGAGTGTCAATGCAGCGTATATCAATCGTGTTGTCACTTATACGGCGACTTCACAAGCAACCTTGCTTCAATCTGCACTCTCTGATCTTAAGACTCACAATCATGAAGCAGTCAATTACGAGACCGACATTGCTGTACTGCCACAAAATATCAACATTGGTGACACAATTCATTTAGCTGACGAGAATGAACAATTGTACTTGTCAGCTCGCTTGCTAGAACTCAAATCAAGCTATTCGATGGATACACACACAGCAACATTGGGAGACTACCTTATTGAACATGATCAGGTAGCAGCTCAATATCGGCAACTTGCTGAACAAATTAAGAACATTCCCAAAACGATCCAATACTATCCGTGGCTTCGCTACGCTGATGACAATCAAGGAACAAACATGAGTGCTTTGCCAGCTGGCAAGAAGTATATGGCGGTTGTATACAGCAACAAGTCATCCGTGCCAAGCGATGATCCGGCTGATTACGCCGGCAAGTGGGCATTGATTCAGGGGCCAAAAGGTGACGATGGTGTGGGTGTCCCGGGCCCTAAGGGAGCCGATGGCAAAACTAGCTATTTTCACACCGCTTGGGCGAATGATGTAAGCGGTCAAAGTGGGTTCACGGTATCCGGTGGTGATGGCAAAAAGTATATTGGCACGTACAGCGACTTCACACAGGCCGACAGCACCAATTCGAGTGATTACAATTGGGCGCTTTTCAAAGGTGAAGACGGTGATGTGGGACCCAAAGGTGATCAAGGTTTGCCCGGTGCCAAGGGTGCCGATGGTCGTACTGCCTATACTCACTTTGCTTACGCAAATAGTCAAGATGGGAAGACCGACTTCTCAACCACTGATTCTAATCGCACGTACATTGGCTTTTACAGTGACTTCACATCTGGTGACAGCACCAATCCAAGCGAATATAGCTGGTCGCTAATCAAGGGCGCTGATGGTGCGAATGGTAAAGATGGGGTGCCGGGTAAAGCAGGTGCCGATGGCAAGACATCGTACTTCCATATTGCCTATGCCGATAGCAGTGACGGTAAAACGAACTTTTCGCTGGATACTCCGGGTTCTAGAAAATACATCGGTAGTTATACAGACTTCACACAGGCCGATAGCACCAATCCGGCTGTTTATTCTTGGCAACTAGTGCAGGGACCAAAGGGTGACACAGGTAAAGATGGTGTAGCAGGTAAAGACGGTGTTGGCATTAAGTCCACGCAGATTATGTATGCGCAGAGTACTTCTGGCACCACAGCGCCTACTACTGGTTGGACTGCACAAGTTCCCACGTTAATCAAGGGACAGTATCTGTGGACACAGACTACTTGGCTGTATACAGATAACACCGGCGAGGCTGGTTACACTGTCAGTTACAATGCCAAAGATGGTAACACAGGCGCTAATGGTATTGCTGGTAAAGACGGAGTAGGTATCAAGACAACCGTTATTGAGTATGCTGTTTCGTTAAACGGTGTCACTAAGCCAAGCACAGGCTGGTCAGCAACCATTCCAAGCATTGCTCCTGGACAATTCATGTGGACACGGACAACGTGGCTCTATACTGATGGAACGAATGAAGTCGGTTATTCAGTCGCACAAGCCGGTGCTACTGGGCCGAAGGGTGACACAGGTGCTCAAGGTTTACAAGGTCTGCAAGGGCCTAAGGGCGATCAAGGTATCAAAGGCCCGGCTGGAGCTGATGGTAAATCAAGCTACACTCATATTGCCTATGGAACTTCAAATTCAGGAGCTGGTTTTACACAAACACCTTCTACTTCAACGACTTACATTGGTATGTATGTCGATCAAACTGCTACTGATAGTACTGACCCAGCCAAGTATGCGTGGTCATTGATTAAAGGTGCTGATGGTGCGCAAGGTACACCGGGTAAAGCTGGTGAAGATGGTAAAACTAGCTACTTCCATATTGCCTATGCCGATAGCAGTGATGGTAGAACCAATTTCTCATTGGATACTCCGGGTTCTCGCAAGTACATCGGTAGTTATACAGACTTCACGCAAGCCGATAGCACGAATCCAGCTGTTTATAGTTGGCAACTAGTACAAGGGCCAAAAGGTGATACTGGTGTTGGTATCCCGGGCCCTAAGGGAGCCGATGGCAAAACTAGCTACTTTCATACAGCCTATGCTAACAGCATTGATGGGAAACAAGGCTTTTCAACCACAGATGGCAATGGTAAGTCTTATTTCGGCCAATATGTTGACCAGACCCAAGCGGATAGTACCGACCCAACTAAATACTCATGGGCATTGTTCAAAGGTACTGATGGTCGTGACGGCAAAGATGGTAGCGATAATGTGCCAGTCATTACTGTTGGTGCAGCGTATCCATCAGGTCCTAAAAAGGGGGATATGCATTGGCTGACTGATAGCAGCGGTGTTGTAACGGGATATTATACCTATGATGGGACTAAATGGAACCCCTATAAAATCGACGCTAAGATTCTTTCGGCAGAAACATTTAATGGACTAACCTTCAATGGGGTTACCTTTAATGGCTCGAGGTTCATTACACCCTTTAACGGTCACCCAAAAACAACCGGTGGGGAAGAAGATCCCCTCCAATGGACGCGGGGCATAATTTCAGTGGGTGACGGTGAAGTCAAAATGACGACGACTTCCTCTAAAACACAAAATGGAGAAGCTACTGCTACCGGTTTGGTAGAGATGAAGACTGGCGTCATATACTCCAGTCAGCAGATTGCAAATAGCAAGGAACAATTTGAAGCCATGCTGTCACCTGGTCAGCTGTTCCTGAGCCATACTGCGAACAACGGCAGTGTTGTGTCAGGTTATATCGATACGGAATTGGTCAATGAATTAAATGCACGGGGTCGTGTGATTTGGCAAGGCGGTTTTTATCCAGCAGGTAACGATACGATCATTCCGAGCATGAAGCTGTCACAGACCTTGACAGGGTGGTTGGTCATGTGGAGCCGTTACGAAAATGGTGTCATCCGTAACAACGATTATGCCTATTCGATTATCCCTCGTGGCTTAGTCGTCTATCAGAACCTTGGATCTAATCACTTCCGAGTAATGGCAACTATGGCTGGCCATGGTACTTTCTCAAAGACATTCTGGCTCGCAGACGATCGAATCATTGGTGATGACGATAATAAGCAAGGCAATGCAGCGTTTGCCGTCATCAATAACGTGTTTGCCATTTAAGGAGGCGACTTATGGAAACCAAAAATCCGATCAAGGCATTGTTTAGCCTCAATGATGGTGGCTATATCACTGGCTTTCAAACCGAGTTCTGGGACGGGAAAACCTGGCAGACCACGTTTGATACTTCAAAAGCGGTCGAGGTTGATCCGGCCGAACTCAATAAAATTGTATTCGGTGCCACCAAGTACGCCGGTGGCAAGCTCGTGATTGATAAGGATAAGCGGGCCGAACTGGAAAACAATCAGCCAAAGCCGGAGCCGACCGCGACTGAGTTGAAAGAACAGTATGATCAGTTGCAAGCAGCCTTGTTGGAGCTTGCTGACCTATCACTGGACACTAAAAAATAAGGAGGTGAATTATCATGCTCGATAAGAAATTTAGCGCACTATCAGCACTTTATGCGGCTAATGTGATAGACGGCGGCCGCACCATTGATGAAGTTCCAGCGATTATCCGTCCGCAAGTACAAGAGATTCTAGATGACTCAAAAAAAGAAGACGCTGCGCCGCAGGCTTAATCGCGGTAACTTGGCTGCTGGGCTTTATGTTTGGCGGCCTTTTATTTTGAGGAAGTGAGAAAGTGACATTTTTTGGATACACGATTGGTGACTGGGCGGAGTTCATATCAATCATAGGGGTGGGCGTAAGTGCGGGCAGCTGGCTGTTCAAAAAGATTGCCTTAGATCCATTGCGTTCTGATATTCAAGTGCTTTCAGAGACGATTAATCGTCAGCTCAAGCTGCACGGACAGTCGTTGGCAGACTTGGGACAACATCTGAGGACACATGATGACGAGCTCGGCAGTCACTCGGTTAGAATCACTCGATTGGAAGACCATGTAGGCATTAAAGGAGATAATGATGATGAATAATTTGACAGAACTTTTGGTATCACTTGCAGTAGCAGCAATCCCAATCATTGGGGCTTGGATCTCAAAACAATTGCTGGCTAACAAGCAGGCACTCACCTTGGTAAAGGTATTAGGCCCATTGGCAAACACAGCCGTAACTGCGGCAGAACAGCTTGGTGTGACACAGGCGATTGACGGTGCGGTTAAGAAATCGACTGCCATTCAGGCTGTGAAAGACGGATTGAAGTCGCTTGGTTTCACCAGCGCAGACGAGCAGACAATTGCCAACGCAGTTGAGCAATCCTACGCGGATTTGAAAGACAGCCTAGCAGAAACCTATCCACAAAAAACGGTCGATCAGGAAACATCTAATCAAGACAAAGTGGCTGCCGCAGCTCAGGCGGCCGCAGACGCAGTTAAGGCTCAGCTGTCACCATCATCTGTTGCTCCACAGCAATAAGGAGGAAACCATGAAACTAAAAACTAAACTAATCACCTTGGTAGTCGCCTTCTTGGCGGCTATTTCTTTTGCCCTGCCATCGCAGGTAAATGCAGCTAAGGGAGATCAAGGTGTCGACTGGAGCCGGTACCAAGGAGACAACGGTGTCTTTGGCTATTCCACTGACAAGTTTGGGATCTCTCAAATTGGTGGCTATAGCGGCTACGGCACATATGAGCAAACCACGTATAAGACACAGGTTGCTTCTTTGATTGCCGCTGGTAAGCGGGCACACACCTATATTTGGTGGCAGAATATCGACAACACCAATTTGGCCAAGCAGGTGCTAGATCATTTCTTGCCAGAGATTCAAACACCAAAAGGGTCGATTGTTGCGCTTGATTACGAGGCCGGTTCGACTAACACGGCAACCTTGCTGTGGGCACTCGACTACATTCGTGATGCTGGCTACACGCCAATGCTGTACGGCTATAAGAGCTTCTTGATGAGCCACATTGACTTGTCACAGATTGCCAGCCGTTATCAGTTATGGCTTGCGGAATATCCTGACTATAACGTCACCACTGTTCCGAACTATGGCTACTTCCCGAGCTTTGATAATGTAGGCATCTTCCAGTTCACTTCAACTTATCGTGCTGGTGGACTTGATGGTAACGTTGATCTAACCGGCATCACTGATGCAGGCTACAACGGTAGCACGACAACTGACAGCGGCAAGACCTACGTCAAGCCATCAACTAGCACACCGGCAACCAACGCCGGTCAGCAAGCTAACAACACCACACTTAGCCAGATAAAAGCAGGGGATAGTGTTAAGGTAGACTTCGGCACAACCCGTTGGGCGAACGGTGTCGCAATGCCTAGCTGGGTTCAGGGCAAGACGTACACTGTGCAGCAAGTATCTGGATCTAACGTATTGCTTGGCGGCATCATGAGCTGGATCAATCGTAGCAATGTTGAGCTGCTGACAACAACCAGCGTGTCATCAGTAAGCTCTGGCTCGACCTACACGGTTCAGTCTGGTGACAGTTGGTGGTATATTGCTTACAAGTATGGCATCAGCATGTATACTTTGGCTTCTAACAACGGCAAGTCAATCTACAGTGTGATTCACCCAGGCGATGTCTTACGCGTATCTGGTGGCTACTCAGCGGCCGTATCAAGCCACACGTACTACACAGTCCGATATGGTGATAGCTTCTGGAGTATTGCCTATAAGTACGGAATCAGCATGTACACACTGGCGGCTAACAATGGCAAATCAATCTACAGTCTGATCTACCCTGGTGAAAGCCTGTATATCAGGTAACGGCTTGCCGCTGAAGTCAAAAAATATAAATAGGGTGAATGCATATGGTCGAAAAAATTGATAAATCACGAGTTATTGAGCAAAGTTATGTGAGACGTGATTTAATGGCAGCCGTTTCTGAGTTGCTGGATTCCGCTTCAGACAAGCATTCAACTGATGAACTTATAGATGCTGTTGCCTCCGTTCAGTCTGTGACAATGGCCTTGGAGCATAAATCAGCCGTTTGCGGTCCTTCTGGTCTACGTGGCTGGGACGGAGAAGAATACTGATATATCAGGTAACAAAAATGCCTCCTACCATCAATGGCGGGAGGCTTATTTTTGTGCATAAAATGCGAAATTTAACCAAAATATGGAAAGAAAATGGAACACACATATTTAAAAGCTATTAGGTCAAGAAATGCAACGATTGAGTGGGAATGACCGGTACAAAATTTAAATGAATTTAGCTGAAGCTCAATGAAGAAAATCGTTGATGCTTCAGCTTTTTTATTTTGTCTGGAATTCATTTGAGTTGATGAGTTGCCGGTACATTTTGAGAGGGTTATTTTGTAGAGGTAGATTTGCCGGATCTGTTGTTAAAGAATGTTTTGTAACCTTTATCGTGCTAATATAAAATTAATTTATTGAGAGACTTATCTCAGGTGAGACAGAGACCCCCTTCAAAAATCAACATGATGGATTGAAGTCAATATTTGAGACAGATTTTAAGAGACATTCAGAACCGCGTTTA